CATCAGTACCTCTCTCCGTCCGCTAATTAAAGCGGTATGCCGTTCTTAGAACGGCGTAGTCCACCTCGGCTTGATGTCGACGGCACGAGGGCGTCCAGAACGCCTTAAGTGTTCCTCGTCGGCGGATGGCTGTCCGCCTCGCTTGAGGAAGTACTTAAGCAAGGCACCAGGACCATCAAGTTCATTGATGGGAATCCTGGATTTCACTACATTAGCCTTAACCAAAGGCCGGTGTAGCATATCACAAGTTCGCTCGGCTTTCCAGCCAAGAGAACTAATGCGACCTAGCGCAGGTGAAGTTGACTCGACATTGGGAAAGTACTTTAGTACTTTCACTAGCTTCGAGTCCATATACTGAGCGCCTGCCCAAAGACCTGCTTGATAAAACAGGTTTCGGGTAGCAACCCAGGATATGCACCTATCGGCGTCCTGTCTGCTATTGGGAGCAAGTTGGCGGACCTTTATGACAGTAATGTCATGTCCGTCAAAATACTCGCGCCCACAGGACTCTCTGAACCTTCCGGTCCAGAAAGACTTGCTGGCTCCAACTTTTGCATTATAATGCTCGAGTTGGTCAATAACAGATGGCACATAGTCTACAGGGACAATGATATCATCCCCATAGATGCGCACCTGCCCACATAACTGATGAATATCAGTTGGTGAGCGGAACTGGGTGTTGAGCACTCTCTCAATCCCGAGGCAAACCACAGTCAAAAAGACCATGGCCTCCAGAGGAAAGGTGAGTGCTGAACCCATAGACGCGAACTTGGACAATGGTATAATACCATGTCCAGGAACATTGGCATGCGTAGAACGACATGCTTCGACGGCCCCAAGCAAATGGGGGAAGTCTTTGCATATTGCTCGTACATGCCAAATAGAAACACGATCGGATGCATCGCTAAGATCTAGCGTTGCAAAATCCCCATTAAAACGGGAACCTAAACGAGCCATTTCCTGGTTAGGGATCTGGTCCGTAAAACCGATCATAGGGCCGATTTTACTCGACTCTATTCTAGGAACAATCGCCTCGAGCAGAGCCTGTTGTGCAAACTGCATACAGGTTGGCTCAATAGCGATAATCCTTGGTGCTTTTAGCGTCTTAGGAACGGAGATAACTTGAACAGGAATCTCCGCACCAGGTTCGAGCCACGTAACATTCTCATAACTTTCAAAGTAATGAGAAGGAGACGGAAAGAGGTACTCCCCAGCAGGGAAGTACCGCTCGAGTCTCTCAGTCCAGGTTCGCAAGTTATACTTGCTGTTACCGTAGAGTTTATCTGCGGTAGCACCTGGGCCGTGCTTCGGTACAATCCTACCATTGTAAACATCACTGTCTACTTCGGCAAGGATCGAGGCAAAGAGTAAGTTAGACATGCGAGACAATTCCTCTAATGAGGAGTCGCTAACATAATCATTATACTCTTTTACCTGGCTCTCACACTCAACAAACGATGACATAGCAGAAGCTACACGTGCATCACTGCACGGTAGTTCTAGTTTACTGAACATCAACGTTAGTTGATGAACAGCAACTATTGCTTCTATGTCAGGGTCGCTGAGCA